AGAGGATATAATTGTTGAACATTGTTCTAATTATAACAATGAACAATCACAACAATTAATGAATGATGTACAATGTGCATTAAATCAAGTTAGAATATCAATCTTACGCTAACCCTAATGACGGCTCACGCTAATGTGTGAGCCGTTTTTTTTCCCTAATTCCTGCATAAAACCATAACCTGTTACGCTTCATCACCATCTAATTAACCTGTTTTCCCAGGCGCGCCGGGCATGAAAAGAGGCTCTAATCCCAACTCAAATACAATATTTAGTAGTTGACGTCTAGACCACGTACAAAATCTAGGTTCTTGCACGACGGCGAGCTTACAGCAAGTTATATACACGTATATAATTGCATTTTATTCTGGACTAGGTATTATGATCATATGTCAGTAAACCATTTGACCACAGACAAATTGAGGCTCGAAGTAGAGAGGCTCTTAATAGAAAATATTAAACTTTGCCAAGATCACTTTTTATATTTTGTAAAAGAGATGTGGCCTGATTTTATATATCGTAAAACAAATAGTAGGGATGATTGGGGACATCATCAAATTATTGCACAAGAATTTACTAACATAGCACAAAATAAAAAAGGGAGGCTCATTATAAATATGCCACCTAGACACACTAAATCAGAATTTGCTTCTATTTATTTTCCAGCATGGATCATAGGGAAGTTTCCAAAAATGAAAATTATGCAAGTATCTCACAATACAGAACTTGCGGTAAGGTTCGGTTCTAAGGTTCGTAATTTAATTGACTCACCAGAATACAAACAGATATTTGGTAATGTGAAATTGCGAGAAGACTCTAAAGCAAAAGGTAGGTGGGAAACAAATTTTGGTGGTGAATATTATGCAGCTGGCGTCGGGGCGAGTATCACGGGCCGTGGTGCGGATTTATTGATTATTGATGATCCACACACGGAACAAGACTCTCTTTCCGATATGGCAATGGATCGTGCTTATGAGTGGTATGCTTCTGGTCCACGACAACGTTTACAACCAGGTGGTTCAATTTTACTTGTCATGACAAGATGGGCAGAGGATGATTTAACAGGGAGATTATTGAAGGCTCAAACGGAACCGAAAGCAGATGCGTGGCGACAGATTTCATTTCCTGCGGTTCTCGACTCAGGGAACCCAGTATGGCCTGAATATTGGAACTTAGAAGAATTAGAAAAAATAAAAGCATCATTACCTGTTAGGAACTGGTCTGCACAATATATGCAGAATCCTACAAGTGAAGAAGGTGCAATTTTAAAACGTGAATGGTGGCGTCCATGGAAGAGTGATCATATACCTAATCTCATGCATGTCATTCAAAGTTATGATACTGCGTTTAGTAAAAAA